AGAAAACCCATCTCCCTTTAGGGGATGGGATGAATGCGACTCAAGGGTAGGAATTACCCTATAGAAACCCTAATGTTAGAGCGACGGGGAAACCCACTTGCTTTAGCGGGTGGGTAATTCATATAAGATGAGAACTTTATAACTATATGCCAATATCTGATCAAGACATTATTCGATGGCCCGGAAGTGGTTCAACTGTACAAGGACATACCCCATTTGGGTTTTATGATAACGATCAAGCATTTGTAATGGATTGTTATAGAGCAGCATCGTGGGCAGCATTAAAATTAGGATTTCCAACCGTTGCAATTGAAATGACTGATGTTCAATTTTATGCTGCATATGAAGAAGCATGTAATGTTTATAATGCAAAAATAAATGAATATAACATGATAAATAACATGTTAACTCTTCAAGGTCAACGGATTGATACAATGGGTAATCTTCAAAATAGAGCAATTACAGGAACCGGATTGCCATTCTTAACATCACTCGCAAGAGATTATGGAACAGAAGCAGGAACCGGTGGGAATGTGGATTGGAAAAAAGATTTTATATTAATAAAACCAATGGTTCAAGATTATGATTTACAAACTTTAATTGGAGATGTTAAAGAAAAATGTAGTCATATTACTATAAGACGTGTATTTCATGATCGTCCTCCTGCTTCGGCCCGAGTATATGATCCATTTTCAATGACTGGAATGAGTTATTCAAATGTTATGACCGAACTTGGATTTGGAGCATATTCTCCTGCAGTACAATTCCTTATGACTCCAATATTTGAAGATTTACTTAGAATGCAATCAATTGAATTTAATGATTTGGTTCGTAAAAGTGCATATTCATTTGAATTAAAAAATAATAAACTTCGTATTCTTCCAATTCCATCAGAAAATTATAAATTGTGGGTTGAATATACTAATGATAATGATGTATTTGAAAATGGATCTTTATCACCAGAAGGACAAAAAATTGCATCTGATTTCTCAAATATTCCATATAAAAATCATTCATATGTAGATATTAATGATTCCGGAAGACAATGGATACGAGATTATTTTCTTGCAAATTGTAAAGAAATACTTGGAGCAATCAGACAAAAAATGCAAACAATTCCAATTCCAGGAGGAGAAATAACCCTCGATGGAGCAGAATTACGATCCGATGCTCAACAAGTTAAAGAAAGATTATTAGATATATTAAAAGAACAATTGGAAGCAGCAGGCAAATATGCACAGATGGAAAAACAAAGCCAAATGAACGAACAAATGCAGTCAATATTAAAGTCGGTTCCTTTATATATTTATATTGGATAACAGATTAAATAGAATATATATAATTATGGGATTAGCAGGAAGATATTTTTCAGAACGTGATTTGGCATTTATTACCGGAATAAATAATGAATTATTAGGAGATGTTGTTCAGACTGTGGCAAGGCTATTTAAAGCATGTGCCGATGTTACTGATACAAATATATATGGTGAACGAAATCCAAAAGTAGGAAAAACATATTATCCTGGAATTGACATGGTATGTCTTATTGATAGAGCAGAGATTTCAACCGATTCCGATGATTTTGGACCAAATCGAAAACAAAATGTCGTATTTAAATTTATGGAAAAAGATCTTCAAATGATTAATTTTTTCCCTCAAACCGGTGATATAATAGGATTTAATGAACGATATCATGAAGTAGATGATGTGGTTCAAGAACAATTATTAGGAGGTCAACCGGATAAAAGTTTTTCTATTGTTGTTAACACCCATTATTCAAGATTGTCAAATGTAGATATAGTAGAACGTCAAAGTTAAAATAAATATATGAGTTGGAAAGGAGATCCTACAAATTTGCCTCCAAATTCGGAGCAATCACCAATCAATCGTTCTGAAAAAATGATAGCGGATAATCGTGCCGAACAAGTTAGACGCGATACAGATTCACAATCAAATTTCAAAATTACATTGTATGATATTGATAATACAATCTTACTTCAACTCGAACAATTACAGTTACAAATAACCGATGTTGGAAAAAAAGTAAAAGTTCCTATTTTTTATGGATCGCCGGAACGATGGGTGTCTGCTCAAAGAGATGGATATATTCGAGATAAACAAGGAAAACTTATATTACCAGCAATAATATTTAAGCGAACAAATTCTGAGGCAGATACTTCATTGCAATTTTTTAATAGATATATAAATACTCCAGTAATACAGTTATATTCTCCTAAAAATAAATATACCAAATTCAATGTATTAGTAGATGATGAATCACCAGTACACGAAGTTTATAATTTAGTAGTTCCTAAACATATGGTTCTTACATATCATTTTATCGTATGGACAGAAGGAGTGGAACAAATGAATGAGATTGTAGAAACAATTCAATTTAATACTAAGGATTATTGGGGAAGTAAAAATGGATTTAGATTTCGTACTCAAGTTGAAGGTTATAGTCATACGGTAGAAATGGAAGCCAATGAAGATAGAATTGTAAAAACTGAATTCGAATTATTAACACATGGATATATATTGCCGGATATGATTACAAAATTGGATGCTCATAAAATGACAACTCAAAAATCATTTACTCCGAAAAAAATTATTATGGGGTCTGAAATAATGCGGTCGAAATATTCTGAGCGAGAGGTAGAGGAAATCCAATCAAAATGGAAAAATCAAATGTTTCCAAATCTTCAAAAAAATATTCAAATATCTATGCCACCCACAACATTTGGTCCAGATGTTCTTCCAACAATACGACGATATGGATTAGTAGAACTTAATACAACGGCATCCAATGGTTAAATTATAATATTGTTATAACTTTAAATAATGGGGTCTTAGTATATTTATTTCTATGGCATTTGATACAACACCATTTAAACTAGAATCTGCCTTTATTCAACGAAATAAAGGAAATTCTTACTATGAACAGATAAACATTTCTGGGTCAGACCTTATTTTTTACCATTCCGCAAGTGGAGAATTAACTGCCGATAAAATTACAACATGGGCTACAAAATATGGATTTGTTGGAGGTGGTAGTGTTGGAAATGCAACGCAATCTTTAAATGCTACTCAATCATTATATTCTACCCAAAGTTTAAATGCAACTAGATCTTTATTTTCGACTCAGTCATTATTTGCAACCAGATCTATATATTCAACACAATCATTATATTCAACACAATCAATAACATCAGATACGGCATCCCTTGCTCTTACGGCAAGTATAGGAATGTATGCAAAAGATCCCACCATTCGTGCAAATGTTCCGTATTTCACATCGGTTGGTGATATGCATTCTTCCAATATTTCTGTTACAAATAATGGAACGATAAAAATAAATGCATCTGCTTTAAATAATCCTCCTCTGGAAAATACATTATATGTGGGAGCGGATAATAATGCTAATACATGGGCAACCATTGGATTTTTTAATAAAGACGGAATGACAGATGAAAAATATTGGCTGAATTTTGCTGATCAAAAAGGAAAATTGGAATTTGCAGCAGCATCAGATGATTTTTCAAATATAAATCCATGGTTAACAATAACTAGAATCGGCCCCGCAGTATTACAAACCCTATTCAATAATACAACAACTATAGATGGAAATCAACTTCCTCTTACGGATATGACCAGAGCATTGGGAACTGGTTCCTTTAGATGGAAAAGTGCATATGTTGACAAAGTATATGGAACTTCTAGTATTGCAATATTAGCTTATACGGCATCATATATTTCATCGTCTGCTACATTTGATGCAGGAAAGGTTTATGTTTTAACCGCATCATGTGGATTAACATCATCATATGGAATTACCTCAAGTTATATCTCGTCATCAGCAATATTTGATATTGGAAAAATATATAGATTAACTGCTTCCTATGGAATTACCTCAAGTTATATCTCGTCATCAGCAATATTTGATATTGGGAAGATTTATAGATTAACATCTTCTTATGGAATTACCTCAAGTTATATCTCATCGTCAGCAATATTTGATGATGGAAAAACTTATAGATTAACTGCTTCATATGGAATAACTGCCTCTTATATCTCGTCATCAGCAATATTTGATGATGGGAAGACTTATAGATTAACTGCTTCCTATGGAATTACTTCATCCTATATCTCATCATCGGCAATATTTGATGATGGGAAGACTTATAGATTAACTGCTTCATATGGAATTACAGCATCATATATCTCATCATCGGCAATATTTGAT